AATCGTGACGTTCCCGCTGGTCGTGTCTGCAAACCAGTATTTCCGCCCCTGCCCGTCCGTGAAAGTGTTCTGGTTGTCATCAGTATCCGTCTTGAAGATGCCGCCAATCTTGACAGGTGCGCTGTCTGTGCGACGGAAGGCATTGCCTGTATCGTCAGCACCAAACACACGGCTCATCGAATGCCTTCTTTCGTCAATTCAACGTCAGAACCCATCACGCGGTCAAAGCCACCAGCCACTTCCAGCTTGAGACGGTGATAGCGAGCATTCGACCTGACAGGGCAAGTTCCGGTGGCATTCAGCGCAGAAGCGGCGGTCCATGTCACATCATCAATGAGACGGTCACGGCCACCAATATAAGCGGAGATAATCGTTGCGCTGTTACCCTGCACAAGCGGGCGAAGGCTTCTGACAAAGGCGCGAGCATCCGTTACGATCTGGGACTCGCCTGTTATGAAACGGGCGGTCTTGGCGTTTCCGGTAAAGCGCGCAATTTTGTGATCCGTGGTGATGCAGGCCAAGGCTGAGAGGCCCCCCTGCCATGCAATGCTGTCTAGAGAATACGGCAGAGTTTCAAGCGTCCCAAGCGCGTCCAGCGCCTCAAGCGTATAGCCTGCCGTCATATGGTTAAACAGAAACTCAAGATTTTGCGAAATGAACGTCCACCGCTGCGTCACCCACGAATAGACAACAATGCGGTTCGGAGTTCCGTCAGTCGATCCGGTTGACGGGTACGCCATCATGTACAGCTTGTTGATGGGGTCTATCGTGGAACTGATGCGATTGAGATAAGAGGTGTTGAGGTCATCAAGCAGCGTCTTGTCTACCTGTTCAACGCCAATTGGCTGGCATGACTGACCGTCAAAGACATACATTCCATCACTGGCAAGGAAGAATGTCATGTTCTGGTAACGGGCGACCGAACCAGAGGAATAGCACCCGACATTGCGCGCCACTTCGTCAAAGCGGAAGATCAGGGGCGAACCTACATAGGTTGCACGCCAAACGGATGTGTTGGTCAGAATGGCCGCAAAATCGCCGCCCGTGATTTTCTTAATGAGCTGGTCGGTTCCAGGCAAATCTTGGTAATCAGACTGAAACCGTTGCGAAATGCCGTAGCGAAGCGGGTTGTTGATGCGTGACCACTGGACGCGCGTTTCAGCGGAAGGCTGGTGTCCGGTCATTACGAAGTCACGAACGATGGCGATGTGACGGGCGGTAGGCGCAGATGCAGACGCAGACTGATTGAGAAACTGCGTTGAGGTTCCCATCGTGTAGACTTGCTGTGGATCGGCACCGTTTACGCCAATGATGGTGTTGCCAAAGGTGACAAACTCCCACTGCGAGCCGTCATTGGCCGTTGTGTAGGTTGCCGTGCGCGAGATGTCGTTAAGAACGGTTGCGCTTTCCCTGTATAACTTGTTGTCTGTACCGACAAATGTGTAGGTGTTGCCTGACAAGTCCTTGGTGGAGTAAGCCCCGTTGACAGTTTCAGCCGCCGCCGCCGAATAGGCAATAGGTTCCGGAAACGGCCCGTAACTCTGGACATACGGGATACAGTTTTCCGCTTCCTCAAGGTCGCCATTGAGGAGGTCTGGCTGATCCGTCTGCAACCGTCCGAACAGAACGCGCGCCATCTATCAGGCACCGTACTTCATAGTATTGCGCCACTGTGCGCCCGTGCCAATCGGCGGGGGCTTCAGCAATTCAAGAAGCCGCTGAATATCCATGCCGCCATTTCCGTTCGGGTCATTGGGGTCATACGGAGGCAGAGGCGGCTTTTCGATCAGCGGGCCACCGCCACCGTTGCCGCCATTGTAGCCGCCAAGGCCAAAGGGCGTGGTGCCTGACGGGTAGACAGCCCGCATGCGGGGGTCAATCGTCATCCAATTGCCGCCGCGCTTCTGCTGCCACGGCATGCCCGACATAGCGCCAAAGATGCCGCCCGCGCCGCTGCCGCCAGCGTTCTTGAGCGCCCACTTGATTTGCTTCGGATCAAAGGGGTTGTTCTTCATGGGGGTCTTAGCCATCTCAGTAACCCCTTTCACGGGCCAACTTGTCGATGCCGAAGCGGTTGTCATCATTTGACCACGTATTGTCGCGGCCAATTTGGCGCGTGTAGTTGAGGCCGCCGGGGTAGGTGTTGCCCAGCGAATAGTTATCAGTCTGGTTCTTCCATCCACCCGCCCACTGCGGGTATCCGGTGGGGTTCTTCATGAAATAGCCTGTTGGGCCAACAGCGCCAGGGCCTTGGATAGGCATGGACGGCGGCGTGTAATTAGGCGGATTAAACGGCCCAAGGTTTGGAGAAATCATTTGCGGATAGCCGTCCGACAACTGAGGCGGCACGTTCTCCGGAAGCGGATTGACGCCAGCAACCGCAGCGGGGCGAGGACGCGCACCGGACAACGGCCCCTGTGCAATTCCAGCCTGCGGGCGAACGCCAAATGCGCTGGAGTTCATCGCAAAGCCACCGGGACGGCCAAAGGCCATGCCGCCGAACATGGTGTTCCCCGTGGTCAAGCCCGTGCGCGAGCCAATGCCGCCCATGCGACCAGCACCGCCACCGCCGAAGCCGCCGCCCATGCCGCCAGCAACGCCGCCGTTATTGACACCAGAGTTCTGCGAGCCGCCGGGGCGGCCATAATTTGATCCTGCATCATCACGCGCTGGCATGTTCGTTACTCCTAGAACTCAGTGGGTCGAATAAACCCGGTTGTGACTACCTCGCCCAACTCTGCCTTCAGGATGCCGTAAGCGTCCTTTTCAGCAGCCGCCGCAGCAGAGGCCAATTCCATATCCTTGAGAACGTGGGCGTAAACCTCACGTTTGGCGCGGTGGCGAACCAACTCACGCGCATCATTGAACCATGCAGACGCATCGCCCGCGCTGAAACTCGCCGTGGTCCCGGTGCCGAGTTCCTTCACGCCGTCAATCAAGATGGTGTAAGATTGATCCGCAAGGCTGTCGAAGTGGATGGTGTTGTTGTAAATCGCGTACTCAACAGGCATTGCCAGAACGCGGTCATCCTGCCTGGACATGATCCAATCATAATCGCGGCGGTACAGGTCGAGGTAATCCCCGGCGTCACGCTCAAGGCGCAGGCGGTCAACCTTGCGGAAGCGCACCGAGATGGCTGTGAGGTCTAGCGTATTCAGCGAAACTGACGCTGTTGCCGTCACTCTGTACGCCTCGTTGAAGCCAAGACGCTCAAAGCGGTAGGCACGGATAGCCGCGTTCACCGCATTCGTGATCTGGTTTGACAGATCGGAACGGGCCAAGTCATCGGCTATCTGTGCTTCAATGTTGGAACGGGTTGCCATTAGGCTTCTTCCTCAAACATCATCTCTTCCCAAGCCTGACAGGTGCGAAGATTGTGGCAGATGAAGTCAAACCTCACGCAATAGCCGCGGCCACCGCCGTCACGGTCAAACCTGTCAAGCGCAATGGCTTCCATGTTCTTCTGCATCTCGGGCGTATTGTTGAAGTACTCGCAGTTAGCGCACATCTGCCTGCGAGCCTCTGCCTCGCTGATGGACCACGCTTGTGCCATGCTGCGCCAGTACGGGCCGTTGGCCTTCGGATCAACAGATGCCTTGTCAGGTCCAAGCGCCCAGTTCTTGATGACGTTATCGCGGTTCTCAACGTTCTCCGCAGAGGTAATGAAAGACTTCGCCATGTATCACCCCTTGCAGTTCTTGATGTGCATGTGCTTGCCGCGTCCAACCTTCTTGCCGCACTTCGGGCATTCGTCCTTGGGAACGATGACTTGCGGTTTTGAAACAGGCTCACGCGCATACTTGGCCGCGACCTGTTCAAGGATTTTCTTGGTTGTTTCGCCGCGCTTCGGAAAACTGGTGATGCCGTTCATGCTGCGGTTTTGTCCTGCTTCGCGCACATGCTGCGCCAAACACCGATCTCTTTTGCAGCCTGACGCCATTCCTCAAAATAGGGTTCGTCAAGGTTACGCATGTGCGGAAACCACGCGCCGCCTTCTGTATAGTGGACGTTCTTCGGTTCAACCTTTGTGGTCTTGTTGATCCAGTTCCACCCGTCGTTCAGTTCGCCAATGTCATCGTCACCAAGCCAGCCAAATCCGTGGAGCCAGGAACCGGGTTCGCCGTTAACGACATTAGGGGTCAGCAACTTATTGGCAGGATGGCCGCAGTTGAACAGCATCACCGAGGACCAGTTCTTGCGGAAATACTTCTCCTGCTTCTGGCCGTCCATCTTGAGACCTTCAACAGGGTCATAGTTCTGCTTGCAGACCTGAACGGCTGTGCTGGAGTTCATTTCGTGCAGCAACTCGGCAATGTCGGTTATGAAGAGCTGGTCACTGTCGAGAAAAAGCGCCCATCCTTCCCACTGCATCAGCGCCGGAACGAGGAAGCGCGAGAATGAGAACTCAGTTGAGAACGGCTTGTTGTCAATGTTGTCAATCTTCTGGTTGCCTTCCGCGCGCCAAGTACGGCGATACAGGCCAGCGTGATGCAACGCG